CTGTTTACAATAGCTCGAGACTGTGGTATAATATACCTATATTTTGATGATAACGGAGTGATTATATTATGAATGAATTGAAAATTTCAACACAAAAAATCTTGGAAGAATTGGCCAAGAACTTTCCTGACACAACTCAGTTCAGGAAAAACATTATTGAAACTACTGGTAAATCCCTGGGTTATACCGGTAAAGACTGGAAAGATCTTATTACTGCAGACAATAGAGTCAAGATTGGTACATATGATCTTAGCGCACTTATTCAACCATACGAATCTAATGTGGTTGATTTACCAAAGGGATCAGTTGCTAAAATGCAATCGATTGTAAACCAAGAAAAAACATTCGCAAAAGCGGATCCAACATTTGTACCATGGGGTGCATTTCATGATATCGTAAAAGTTGTTAAGTCAGGTATGTTTTATCCTGTATACATTTCAGGACTATCTGGTAACGGTAAAACTTTTATGGTAGAACAAGCATGTTCAAAACTAAACAAAGAATTCATCAGGGTTCAAATTAACCCAGAAACAGATGAAGATGATTTACTAGGGGGCTTCAGGTTAATCGATGGAGAAACAGTATTTAGCAAAGGGCCGGTTCTCAAAGCTATGGAAAACGGTGCGGTCTTATTGCTCGACGAAATTGATAGAGCTACAAATAAAATTATGTGTTTACAAGGTATATTGGAAGGTAAACCTGTACTTGTTAAAAAAACGGGTGAAACGATATCTCCAGCGCCAGGATTCAACGTAATCGCTACTGCAAACACTAAAGGTAAAGGTTCTGATGATGGTAGGTTTACAGCGGCATCAATTATTGATGAAGCATTCCTTGAAAGGTTTACAATTGCTGTAGATCAAAAGTTTCCATCACCATCAATCGAAACAAAGATTGTTGTGAACCACATGGAAAAATATGGTGAAGTTGATAATGACTTTGCAGAAAAACTAGTTACATGGGCTGACATTATTAGAAAGACATTCTATGATGATGGTGTCGATGAAGTTGTTTCAACCAGAAGGCTCTGTCATATTGTACAGTCTTTCTCAATCTTTAAAAACAAGTTGAAAGCAATTGAATTATGTATCGCAAGGTTTGATGACGATACTAAAGAGGCATTCTTGGATCTATACACAAAAGTAGATTCAGGTGCTATTGATAATGATGATGCTGTTGACTATGATGATTTTGCTAAAGAGGAGGAGCAGTTTACAAACAATGGATCATAAAGAAATTAATTATAAGTTTAATGAGGGAGCTCTTATTGAAGAGCTTCTAAATTATGTTAGTGCAACCTATGATGGTCACTACAGCAAAAGTAAATTTCAATCAACTGAATTTATTATTGACTGTGGTCATGGCATGGGTTTCGCTTTGGGTAATGTATTAAAGTATGCGCAAAGGTACGGCAAAAAAGAAGGTTATAATAGAAAAGATCTATTAAAGATACTACACTACGCTATCATTGCACTACATGTACATGATGAAGAAAATGAAGAATAAGGAAAAATATTATGCAATTATCTGAAAACACTGTTAATATCCTCAAAAACTTTGCGGGTATTAATGCGAATCTAGTATTTAAACCAGGCCAAGCGCTTTCAACAATCTCTGAAGCTAAAACCATTATGGCAAAAGCTCAAATTGATGAAACATTTAGTAATGAATTTGGTGTATATGATCTCAATGAGTTCTTGTCTGTTATGAATCTCGTTGATGCTCCTGTTCTAACTTTTGAAGATAAATCAGTACTTATTTCAAATAATGCTGGTGGAGTTAAAAAGCCAAATTCAACAAAGGTAAGATACTATTATTCTGAACTCGATATTCTTACACAACCAAGTAAGGATATTAATATGCCAGAATGCGAAGTTAATTTTGATTTATCAGGCGATGACCTTGATAAAATCAAAAGAGCAGCTGCAGTTCTTGGACATACTGAATTGATGTTTAGTTGTGATGGTGGAGAAATTACAGCAAAAGTATTTGATGAAAAAGATGCTACTGCTAATACATTTGATATCACGTTGGAAACAACATCAACTGAAACATTTGATTACGTCTTTAGTATTTCAAATTTGAAAATGCTACCAGGCGATTATAAAGTTTCGATTTCTTCAAGGCTTATTTCTAACTGGAAAAATAATAATATTCCTGTTGAATATTTTATTGCTTTGGAAAAATCGTCGAAATACGGTGTATAAATATATTATGCACAGTAAGTATTCTCATATACATTATGGGGATAATATGAAACATGCTACATGGGGTAGGTGTTTCTTAATTAGTCTAATACTTTGCAAAGGAGAAGAAAATGGCTGAATTAGATAATAAAGTCCTTCCAGAGGGAGGCGAACAACCTGAACAGGCACCTCAGTTGTCTCTTCAAGATATCGCGACAATGGTACAAATCATTGATATTGTATCAAGACGTGGTGGCTTCGAAGGTCAAGAGCTTGAGGCTGTCGGTGGTTTAAGGAATAGAACTGTAACATTCTTAAATGCTGCAGCTCCTAAGGACGGTGACGTTCCTGAAGGAATGGTTCCAGAAGCACCAGCAGGTGATGATCTACCCGAACAGGTAGAAGCTGAAGAAGTTAACTAAACTTCTTATTCGCGAGGGTGAAATTCCCTCGCATATTTTTTTATTATATTGAGGAATTATATTATGGATCGCAATGAATTATCACGCTTAATTGAAGCATTACAAAAAGGAACAGTTACTGTTACCTTCCAAAAAATTGACTCTGACGAAATACGAGTCATGCCTTGTACATTAAATCCAATCGTTCTAAAAGCAAATGGTGTTAATACCGTTATTGAAAGTGTCAATCCAGATACTGATCATGTTGCTGTTTGGGCTCTTGATAAAGATGCATGGAGGTCTTTCCGTGTAGAAACTGTACTTGGATGGGAGGTACTATAATGAACGAATTTCTATGGGTTGAAAAATATCGTCCACAAAAGATTTCAGATTGTGTTTTACCTGAACACATTAAAAAAACATTTGAAGATATTGTTAAGGGAGGTGAACTACACAATATGCTTCTGACTGGTACAGCTGGTCTAGGTAAAACAACTGTCGCAAAAGCTTTATGTAACGAACTTAACTTGGATTATTTACTAATCAATGGTTCAGAAGAATCGGGTATAGACACATTAAGAAATAAGATCAAACAATTTGCTTCGTCGATCTCACTCCAGGGTGGTTACAAAGTAGTCATCTTAGACGAAGCAGATTACTTAAACTCACAATCTACTCAACCAGCATTACGTGGATTTATCGAAGAGTTTTCTGCTAATTGTAGGTTTATCCTAACGTGTAACTTTAAAAATCGAATTATCGAACCACTACATTCTCGCTGTACAACAATTGAATTTAATATTTCAAAAGCTCAATCAGCTAAATTGTGTATGCAGTTTCTAGAAAGATGTGGATATATTCTAAGACAAGAACAAATTAAATATGATGATCAGGTATTGGCTGAATTAATTATGAAGCACATGCCAGATTGGCGTAAAGTTCTAAATGAATTACAAAGATATTCAACATCGGGTGTTATTGACTCAGGCATTTTGGTTTCACTATCTGAAATTTCATTAAACGATCTAATGATACATCTTAAACAAAAAAACTTTAAGGGAATGCGACAATGGGTTGCAAATAATATTGATTCAGAACCAGCTGCAATTTATCGTAAGATTTATGATAATATGACAGACTATATTGAACCAGCATCGGTTCCACAAGCTGTCTTAATTTTGGCTGATTATCAATATAAAAACTCATTTGTAGCCGATCATGAATTGAATACTGTCGCATGTTTAACAGAAATCATGGCAGGAGTCCAATTTAAATGAGATGGGAAATAGTAAAAGTTCACTTTGAAGGTGATACACAAAAATGGCGAGCTGTATGTTATAATGAACAAAATATTGTTATAAAAGAAAAAACATTTCATTTTTTTCTAGCAGCTGAAGATTATATAAAGGAACAAAAAAATGAATCCATTTGATTACTTAAATGCAATCAATACGTCTAAAAAAGATATTATGGTAGATGATATTGCTGAAAAAGATTATAATGCTTTTATGGTAAATC